TGCTGAGCCGTTGCCATGTTGAGCTCAAAGAGTTGCTGAAACTCGGCCATGCTTATGCCCTGCTGGAGGCTCTGGCCTTCTACCATGCCCGCTGTGCTTAAAGATTCTGTCTGCCCACGGGCGGCCTGGGTAGCCCCGGCGACATCTTCTCGGGCGGCCTGGGCCATCTGTGCCTCTGTTTGCCTAGAGGCCTGCTCTAGTTCTTGAGACACTCGGCCCTGCTCCTGGGCGGCTGAGGCCGATTCAACCAGGCGTTGCTGCTCTATTTGAAACATCTCCTGGGCTTGCTGAAACTCGGCCATAATGCTGGCCCGGTTTGTAGAAAGTTCCTGGAGACGAATGTTGAACAGTCGTGCCTGCTCTCCCATGGCAACTTCTTGCCGCAGGCGTCCTTGCTCCGCGATAGCGATGTCTTTCTGGAACGCACGCTGTCTATTTAGGAGCTCAAATTGCTTCGTCTGGCTTTCTTCCTGCTCTAGCAGAGCCTCGCGTTGAACCCTGGCTTGCCTATTCTGCGAAGAAATAGCGGACACTGTTCCAACAGCCCCCGCAACGGCCCCGACTATCGGCGCAAATGCCATAATTACTCTCCTGTTACTCGTCGTCGGCCCGTCTGGCGCCGTCCTTCTACCTGATATGCAGATAGCGCCCAAGCGTCATCATCGGCGCTCCAAAGCACTGCCTGAATAGAGTAACCCACGCCCTGGAGGGGAACGGACACGTTTGCATATTCACTCCGTCCTAGATTGCCATCGAGGTCGTCAAAGCTGTAAAAGTCAAACAAAAGCTCGCTCAGCCTAAATAAATCTTGCTCTGTGTAGCCCTCGCGTTCATTATTGTAGACGACGCTGATGTTGACATCGGTGCCAATCTTTCTCTCACCATCGACGTTATCCCCGGGAGTAGACGCTGGGTAGACGTCGTCAAAAGCGCGTAGGGAGAAAAGACCCGACCAGTTATAAAAGCGCTTATGCTGCTTGAGGAGACCGTAGCTAAACACGGGCGAGGCGTACATCGTGGGGTATACGTTCCCGACGATGTAAGTGTCCTGGGCATTTCCGCTCAGAGTTAGATTACCCGTGCTTTCATTAATTGTGTAGGCTCCGTCGTTTCGGTATACCGAGTCTAAATTCTTTTTTACGGCCTCATACCCGTAGACTCGCTGTGAGCCGATGCGCACCGTAGGGTTTTTGTAGGACACGGTTAGAGTGGCCCCAGGGCTGGGAGTGAACAGTAGTAGAATGGTATTATTGAGCTGTTTTGCCCACTCGGTGCGAAACGAAAGTACCCGATTATTTAGAGTCACAACAATGTCCTCTACGTTCTCTAAAGCAGACACTACAAGACGGTGCTGGTATCTTGCGGCTGTTGTTGTAGTAAACGTTTCAGTCATTAAGGGGCATAGTTGAGGAGTAGTGTTTCCAGGAACTGTGCGGGCAAAATCAATGGGGTACTCGTACTCCGTTCTTAAAAGTTGAACAACGTTATTGCAACGTCGGTGGACAATTAAAAATCGCTCTGTTCCGTTATTGTCCGAGTACTGCGTCATGTCAAGAATTTGCAATCCCGTAATGGCTTCGTACTCTGTCCAAGCGCCTATGTCTAGAAAAAAGACTAAAAGCCTAGAACGAAGACCATCAGTAAATCGTGGAATAGAGGCATAGAGTTTTTTGGTCGTTGGGTCAAACGCAAGAGAAGACCTTTCTCGCATTTGTTTAACGTTTTCAATTTCAAATAAATTTGCAATTTTGTAACTCAGGTTGAGGAGATTGTAAGAGTCGTCAAGTCCATCACTGGGAACAATTTGATAAACTCCTGTCTTGCTCAATATAAACGCATTGTGCTCCCCTACTGCCATGCATTGCTCGTTCAAAACTCCCGTGTTTCCCACGAATTGCGTTAAGAACTGGTCCGCAGTAAAAGCGTTTCTAGAAAACACGCGATAAAGCCGGTCGTTAGTAGCGACAAAAAGGGAGTTTTGGTAAACGCCCATGCTTCGTATTCTGTCGCTAGAACTTCCCTGGAGCACTACATCAAAACCGTGGTTAGGCGTAGTTGTAAAAGCGTCTATAGTAAAATCGTTATAGAGTTCTCCCGGCCAGGAATAATCGCTTATAGCACTGACTGCCAGGTCCATTGAGCGCCCTGGAAAGCCTCCTAGAACAAGCCTAGATTGGTAAAGCACACCTGTAGAAGGAAAGAACCCAAGTTCATAATTTGCAAATTTTCCCAGCCCGTAGACTGGAAACCAAGTGCCAGAAAGGTAGTCAGTGTTAGTCGTAAGGCCAGCGTTTCCAACCCACTTTTTGTCCGTGTTAATAATCCGAACCAAGGCCGCCGACGGCAACCCCCGTTTTCTGGCATTTCCAAACGCAATGTGACTAGCTTTGGCTGTGAAATTTGAATCCGTAACTTTCGGAAAACGCCTCTGCCCACTGGTTAAATCGTTGGCAGAGCCCGTACCTACACCTGCGCCAGGTGTGATTTGGGGGTTATTTAATGCGCTCAAATTCGGATTAGGGTCGTCCCAGTCGTTCTCGTTAAAGAGCAAAAAGCCATACTCTACTCCATTATTCTGCGCCCTACCAGCAATTCGCTGAATTTGTTCTGCTTTGGTAAAATTGTTTACCTGCACAAAGATGTTGCTCGGGGTTAAACCCGTGCCCCCATTGTGCGACAGTTTTCTAATGCGCGTGGCAAAGTTTAGAAAGGGCTCGCCGTGATTGTAAATGTTTCCGTACAGAAGCGTGCTGGTTCCGTCAACAGCTTCTTCTCCTGTCCCGTGGTTAGGGTCTACAAAGTTCAAAGAACCGTCTGAAGGTTTGTATTGCAGCTCTGAGGAAGGATTTCGAGAGCGGATAAAATACCCATCAGTGTTGGCAGAGTTGAGAGAGCCATAAATCCTGTAGAGACCATAGGCATCTCTTTCACAGTCGTCCTGCACTTCCGCAGAAAGTGTGACGCTTCTCCCCGGGGCAGTGTCACTAAATCGCGTTTTTGCGTCAAAGAATCTGTTAGTGTTATAAAGCTCTGCTTCTGCCCACCACTGCCAAAAAAAGTAGATAAAAGTGACTACGTCTCCGGCAACTACGTTCTGCGCTAAAGTTGCAGTTTTAGTCACATTATCGTAGGTTAAAGAATTAGAAGGCTGGAGTGTAGAATTTACGTAGGCAAAGAATGTAGCCCCAGCTACACCATTAGAAAAACGGTTATCAACGACGCTAGTCGTGGCTCCATTGCTGGAAACGATTACGTTTCGTTCAACCATTTTAACATGCACTGGAATAGTGTTTTTGCCAAGCATGATAAAACGTTGCTCGGGCTCATTAGTAGAAATAATTGTAACAGAATCTTCAGAAGCGGTATTAGGCCAAACATCTATAAAGTTTGTCAGTGACGTAAGTTCATCATTATTTACTGACAAAATTCTAATCGAAGTGCCAATTTTTGCAATGAGAAAGTTTAATCCAGCCGTACTAACAACTCGATTATAATTAATTCCGTTAGTGTTCAGAGACTGCTCAAAAACAAGGCGTGTGCCCTTGCGTTTAATTAAGTTGGCGCCATTGCTAATGTCAACGTTGAGCAACCGATGAGCGTCGGCATAGGGCATATTTGCCGAGTTGGCAATTGTGTTTAAGCCACCAAACGCCGTGGCTTGAATTAACTCCTCCGAGCCCGTGTCGCCCGGGTGTCTAAAAAGCCCCTCGCGGTCCATGGCGCCTAGCTCCTTTTGCGGTAAAGATTTTGCTGACGACGACCTACACCGGTTTCTCTAGATTGATACGCCTGCACCATTCGAGTAAATTCGCTCGATTTTATATTCGCCAGGTTTCCGTCTCCCAAGTGGTCGATAGCTAGGCGATAGATTGTCTGAGTGCGAACTATGGGTAGGAACCGGTCGGGGACGGGAATTAAAAAGTTGTCCAAGTCGGGATTAACGATAAGCTGCGAGTAGCCATAAATAGAAAAGTCTGCAGCAGCCTCTCCCACTAAATCCTGGCTTACTTCAATGCTGTCATCGCCCAGTATCGCAAAGGAGTACTGAGCACTGGAATAGAGTTCTTCAAGGTTAACAGGATTAAGCACGCGCTCTTTTAGAAGCACGCTCTGAATCTGTCTCATCGACGGGATAGCCAAAACAGTGCCCGTTTTTGAGATGGGTGTCGTCCGAGATTTTAGAAAGGGCCAGTTATTCGCTAATTGAAAATCCTCAACGGCGTCTCTAACTGCGAGAGCGGCTTTACGGCCTACCGGAGTCGACAGGGAGACCTGGGGCCGCTCTCCTACAGCTAGAAGGACGTCGTTGACAAAGCGAATTAACTCCACGTGCCCTAGTAAGTTTCAAAGCTTTCGATGACGATGGCGTGCTCTTCGCGATAAATCTTGGTGTCTAAGAGAGGATACCCAGTAATTAGGGCATCGGTCTGGTAGAGCGCCAAGCGAGCAGGTTCGACGGTGGGGGAGGCGGGTTGCCACCACTTTGCAAACCCACGCTTTAGAAGAAGGCCAGAGTAGGCATTCTCTGCCAGAGAGTGCGCAACGTCCACGTCGTGGTTACCCGCACCGTTTGGGTTACCATTGTACTGAGGGTCAGGCCACCAGGGGCTGTAGATAGTGTTGCCGCTCACGGTCTTTGCAAAACCGGGGGTGGGCACTAACAGGGGGCTGGCGTCGATAATCTCAGAGTTTAGGTCCACGCCGTTTACGGTGTTTTTGGTGATGTTGTTATTTACAATCACGGGAATACCGTAGAGAGTGCCTACCTGACCAGTTTCAGTAGGGCGGCCACTTACATAGTCGAAGGAGTTAAACTCGGGAATAGTGAGCAGAGAGGTATGCTGGCTGGGACTAAATACAAAGACGCAATCGGACAGGTTTACGTTTCGCTTTTCCATTTGCAACTTTGCAGCTAGCAAAGCCGCACGGTTGAGAGGGGCGTTGATAAACTGTCCAGGGTTATTCGGGTCAGGGTTTTGAGAAGTGACCACAGAGCCATACTTTTTAAGAGCAGGGCGCAGGGCCAGAATCCACCGGTCAATGTCTCGGGCCAGGGCGTAGGAAGCTTCCCGGGAGTATTCCGACATAGCGTCGTAGTTACTCTGAATGTCCAGGACGTCTTCAATAGCAAAAGTCACAAAAGGCCGATAATTTACCTTCATGCGCCATTCGCCACTCTTGGGCTGTTGCAGCACAAGTTCGTGGTTGGGCACTTTCTGCTGAACTCGGAGGCGACCAACGGTGGGGATAACAATCTCTTTCCCCTGTTTATACGCATCTGGAATGGGGTCCAGAAACTGCGTCATGATAAAAGTTTGGTCCAGATAGCGCTTGAGCTCGTCCACCCAAAGAATGGGAATGAACGAATCGTGAGTACTCTGGTTTACAAAACCACCCTGGTTCAGTAGAGAACCACTGGCAATAGGTTGAAAAGTCATACTTGGTTCCTACTAAACTAGGCGTTTCTATCTACAAGATTTTGAGCGTAGGCTGCGGCAATCGCTTGATGATTAGCTCTGCGCTCAGCGGGAGTCATTTTGGCAATTTGAGAGGCCGTAAAGAGGGGTTCTTTCTGCGCATAAGCAGGTACAGTGCTTCTGTTTAAGCCACCAGTCTCGACCGGTGCTGCTTGGCTTTTTCGTGCCTTTAGAGCTTGGGCAATCAAAATAGCTCCGTCGGCATCGGCTAGCGCTTGGGCACGAGAAGGATTGGTTTTTGCAATCTGCTGAAGTTCTTGCTCCACCTCAGCAAAAAGGGTATCAAATTCATTGCCCCATTCGTCCTTAAGGCGCCGCCGTTGAAGTTCAACAGTGTTTTGCGCATTCTGCGTGAGCGCATTTTGAAGTAGTGGGTCAGCCTGGATAAGGTTGTGAAAGTTCTTCCTAAACCGCTCAAAATCGTCATCTACTGAAGCAGGTGTTTCTGAAATAGTGCTTTCAGAAACTACGGGTTGAGTGTTGTCAAAAAGAGTGTCGGTCATAAATTTAACCCTGCATAACGTTTGCGAGTGCTTGTTCTGGGCCTACCCTGCTGTTTTCTGCCGCAACGGCATTAACCATAGGAACGCCGCCGCTCTGGTAAGCTAGCTGCTTTAACATTTCTGCCTCGTCCACGGGGGCCTCGGGCATTGGGGGAACGGCTCCTTGTGGCATCGCCTGGGGCGCCATTTCCTGCATTGGGGCCTGTGGCATTGGTTGCTTCAAGAACTTGTCCAAGTCCTCCGAGAAGCCAAAGCGCCTAGAGGCCATGCGCAGCAGCTCTTCCCAGTCAATGCTCTCGGTCCACTGGGGCACTTGAGAAACGAGGTTAACAAAGTCGACCACTTGCTGCAGTTGGCGCTCTTTGTTGGCGATGTACTCGGCCCCGACGGGCATAATTTCGTAGTCGAACATAAGCTCCCTGGGACCAAAGTGCGCGTAGATTTGCTCCCCGCGCTGGCCCGGGTATCGAATCACTTCGTCGTAGGTGACATACTGGCGACACATCATCATGGTTTTAACCAGCATGGCGTGAAGCTGAGTGTTTTCGATGTGCCCATGGATAGAGCTCAGACGGTTACCGCCAGCGTCGCGAACGGCTTGAATTTCTTGAGCCGTAACCCGCTCTCCTTTGCGGCCCTGCTGGGTGCCGATGTAGGCCCCAACGCCTACCGTTTTGTCGATATTAATCTCAAGGAGATTTGTTTCTTGGTAGGAGACGTAGACGCCATTGCCATCTCGCTGGAGCGGAAAGACGTTTCCAGGAGTTGCCATGGGAATAATCTTTCCAGGCTCTGTAACCATGTCAGCCGGGTCTGTAACGCCGTCTGGTACGTAACCCCACATAGTGTCGACCAACAGCTCTAAGTTGTCTAGGCGCTGGTTAGAGAGCACGTTGAGCTGATGAATCATGCCTAGCACAGGCTCAAGCGGAGATAGACCATAGGGCCGCCCTGGCACTGGAATGGCAGTGCCGATAATAAATGGCCGCCCGCCCCAGTAAGGGTTGGGCTCTACACGCGCCAGGTTGCTACCGACGACAGTAATGACGACATCGTGGTAGGTTACGTCTTCTACGGTAATATCGCCCCAAAACTCAAGCACGTCCACTAGTTCTTTGGGGTCGTACTCCATGCCCAAAAACCGGCTCACTCGTTCTGACTGCATCTTTGTGCGCCCATTTACGGACGTGGCGACAATTGATGCCGGGTTGAGACGGTCATATTCTTTGGTGGCAATCTTGCGCATCACAGTCGCCTTCTCTTGGCGCATGACGCGAATAAAGTTGGCGCGGTTGATGTCCCTGGCAGAGGGGTCTAGGAAGCAGTCAAAGCTGTCTAGAACTTCGAGGCTGATGTTGTCGTACTCTGGAACTTCTTCTTCAATTGCGGGGTATATTTTGTTGCCCTTTTCGTCCTCTTTTTCGATACGGCGCTTGCGGGTTACAAGGCGAGTTTCCCAGGGAAGCGCCAAGACGCTGAAACCGGTTACAAGAAGCTGTCGGATGTACGTCTCCCAATAGGATGTAAATTGTGCTTCTCTGAGTTTTTTAGAAACAAAGCGCTTTGTAGCCTTGGCAACGTCTGCGAGTTCTGGATTCTCTGCCGGTACAACATCGAACCAGTCACTGCTGGGAAAGAACGCTGTTTGGAGGTACGCATTGATGGTTTCTATGATTTCATAACCCTTGCCGCTGGCAATGCGATGGCGCCAATCGTCATTAACGTCTCCTACAAGACGAGCAACGCGCTGGCGCAGAAACTCTTCAGCCTCAGGCGTGCCAAAATAGGTTGCCCAGGATTCGAGCCACACTGTTTCGCGATTAGTCCTGGCGTTTCGATAGGTCTCATAGAGGCCCAGCACTGCTTGCGCCAAAAATTCTGTCGCCGGTTCCG